TAATTTTAAAAAGAAATCTCCATATTTTAACATATTTCTAACCCATGGCCATAAATTAAATTCAATATTTAATACATCATAGAATAAATTATATAAAATCTTTTGTATATCTTCATCTGAGCTTCTAATTTGTAATACCTCACCCATATCATTTCGTAAAGTACTTTCGTCAGCTATAATATCTAGAGCAGAGGCGATAATAGCATCTGTATCCATTGAGTCATATTCAGAATAAAGCGTAGGGCGTAATGTTTGATAGTTGAAACTACTTTGATATCCATATATTGATGTGTGAGAGTTAGTGTAAATTCTATTAAATCTATCTACTAGAGCATTTGTTTCATATTCACCTGAAACTTGGATTTTGTTTATATCAACTAATTTTAGTTGGGTTCCTCCTTCATTACGGATAATTACATCTGTTGAAAATAGTCTTTTTAATCTTGAGAATAATCTAGTATCTGCCATATTAATTTATATTAACCATGAAATATCTTCTTGGTTGTTTGAGTAAGGATTATTTATTTTGAATGGATTGTTATTATATTTATCTGGTTGTTGATTTGAATAGCCTCCAGAATACCCATAAGTATTACTACTTATATTGTTAAGTATACTTTTAGTCATTTCCATACCATTTTGTCTTAGCTTAAATGCTGTTTCTCTTAAAAATGTTGCTATAGAAAAGGCCATAATTAAATCATCGTTATATCCAGATTGTGCTTCCGGTCTACCATTTTTCCATATAAATACTTTCATTTCCTCTATTAGTCTAGCAGATTGGATGATTGCTCCTCTATCTCTAATAGCTTCTTGAAATTTTCCAATTGATATAGGTCTAGTAGCAGAAGACATTGTAAATCCGGGTGTCATTTTACTGTGGTCCATATAAGTATCAAAATAAGTATCTACTGTTAAAGCATTACCTTTAGGTGAATAATACAAATTATAGTACCCTCTATCAAGGATAGTTTGAATAGTTGACCAAGCTATACTAGAGTTTTCTGGGGCTAATAGAGCATTATTATATTCGGTTGCTATTGATACAAGTAAATGTCCAAAATCTTTTGTACTAATTTGTCCTTTATATTCACCTACTTGTTTATATGTCTCAATATCAATTATATGAAACGTAGAATAATCAGCTCCATCACCTCTAGCAACGTCCGCTGTAATTAAGTAGTTACGCGAGTAATCCGCAGGTTCCCAAATCCATAAATTTTGATCAATACCACGTTTTTCAAGTGGTTCTGTTATATATGTTTTTTCGTAAAAGTTTATTTCATCAGCTAAAAATACAGTATCACCAGATGTGCTAAAATCACAATCGCATTCTTGTGCTGCCATTTTAGGGCCTAAGTCAGCATCTTGTTGATCTCTCCAAGATTGATCTCTTTCAGGATGTACACTCCAAGGTAAACGAATAGGTAAAAAACTATTATCACCTAATTCTGCAGCAACCCACGTTTTATGAAACCAATTACCAGTACCATAAGGTGTAGACAATGCAATACATCCTCCACCAGTTGCTAATGTTTGTTGAGCTGATGCCCATATCTCACCTATACTATGGATAAAAGCAGCTTCATCTATTATTAATAAAGAAACAGCTTCTGAACGACCTGCATCACTTGATGCTGAGGTAGCTTTAATTTGAGAGCCATTTGGTAAACGAAGCGTTAATTTATTTGCTTCATCTGGTTTAGTTGGGAATTTTAACCATGAAGGTAAGTTATCATACATAAACTTAACCTTTGTAACCATATTTTTTGCAGTATCTTGTTTAGTTGCAATACAAAGTACGTTTTTGTCTTGATGGAACATCATTAACCATAATGAATATCCTGCAGATAAAGTTGAAATACCTAATTGTCTAGATTTTAAAACAATTGAATATGAATTTTCTTGAAATAAAGTTAAAACACGTTCTTGAAATGGATATAGATTAAATTGAATACGTCCCCGTTTTGGATGTTGAATATAACAATACTTTTTCATAAAATATGCTGGGGATGCAGCACATTTAATATATTCTTCTCGTATTGCTTGTTTTAGGTCGTTGGCCATATTACTTAATTAATGATAATGTAAGTAAAGAAATTAATACCCCCACGAATCCTCCACCAACCCATTTAATTCCTGTTTTTAGGTTTTGGTTTTCTTTCTTAAGGCTTTCAACATCTTTTTCTAAACCAAAGATTATATTGTCTTGTTTTTGTTTAAGTTCAGTAAAAGTAGACACTTGTTTAATACAAGTACTATCTTTTTCAATGTAATTATTTATAACACTATTTTTTTCAATTATAGTTTCATTTAGTTGTAAAACTAATTCTTGAGTTTTTTTTAACTCTTCTATTGCAGCATCTCCTTTAACTAAATCAGTAACAATACTTTGAGCAATTTTATAATCGAAACAAATTTTACTTGTATCTTTTTGCGAAAAAGTCGTTGAGCTGAGAAGGAGTGTAATTACTAATGTCTTTAATTTTTTTATCATAATAAGCACGTGTATTTGTTATCTCTTGGTTTGTATTGCTTATTTTATCAGTTAGTGAATCTATTCTATTTTGATGATATAAAATTGACTTATCTAATTCAAGCTGTTTTTTTTGAAAACTTACTAATACATTATTTAAACTATCAATTTCTTTTTTTTGTTTATCATATTTTGATAAATTTACTTTAGTTGGTTTAAGTAATAACCATAACAAGAGTAAAATAATCGCACCTAAAATTAGGTGCGATACATTTAACTTTATTGTTTTATCTTTTATCATTATTCTACATTTCTGCCAGCTGCTCGTTTTAAATCATCAAGCATAACTTTAGTAAATTTATATTCTTCTTTAGCTTTTTTCAAATATGCATCAATTTTTGATTTATCATCTTTATATTTATTGATAAATTTTAAACCTAAATTAAATTTTTCTTTTTTTTCTTCAGGTGTTGACGATAATTCTTTTGCTGTTTCATCACCTGCTATATCTTTAGATGATGGGCCTTCTTCATCATCTGAATAACTTACATCATCAAATCCATCCTCTCCAGGTGTACGAGTAGCTACTTTTTCTTTAGCTGCACCTGCTGGTCTTCCTTTTTGTCCAGTTAAAGGAGCTTTTTCTTTTTTATTTGGGTCTGATTTTCTACCACGTTGGTCTTTTTCTGTACCTAATACTTGAGCAGCTGCATCTTTTTCAATTGTATTTGTTGCAATATCATCTTTAAATTTATCACCGGCTTCTTCAGCATCAAACATAACTTTAGTTAATAAATCTTGTAAATTAATATCATGTTCGGCTTTAAGTTCTTTTTTCAATGCAGATACATATCCTTTTAATCTTGCATTTTTACCTTCACCTGAAAATACTGGGTTTGTTTTAAGTTTGTCTATGGTTGATTTTTCAGCTGCTTTTACAGCTGATAATTCTTTGGTTTTACCTTGTTTTTCTAGTTGGTTTTTTAATTGGGTTATACTAGCCATTTCAGCTAATTGCTCAATTTCATTTAATTGATTTTCATCTAAATAAGAATCACTAGATTCATTAAGTTTATTTAACGCACCAGCAATTTCTTCACGTACTATTTCGAGTAAACGGGTTTTTTTCATTTTGTATATTTTTATTTATAAATATTAGGAAAATAACGCCTGTTTAACTTTCTGTACTCTTTCCTCAACACTACCCGTTAATTTAACTATTCTTTGATTTTTATGACCATATTTACTTAACAAGTCTTTAATTTCCTTGTCAACTTCTTTTCTATATTCTGAATCTGTTGTTCTAACACCATTATCCTCTATTTCAACTCCTTTAGGTGAAATATAAAATATATAATCATATTCTTTAATTAAATGTGATGCAGCTTGACATATTTCATCTCCAATATAATATGGAATTGATTCAGCTAAACGTGTAAAAGCCATAACATCTATAATTGTTCTATCTGTAATTATATTATCATGAAATAATTCAGAAGCACGCTCAGCTAAAAATACAAATTGACCTTTTACTGTTGAATCTGTATTTAATGGTATACCTAAATCACGTAAATATTTTGAACGTTCTGTTCTAAATTCATATTCTTTAAATTCAGGTAATTCTCTTAAAGCATTGACTATTGTAGTTTTACCTACAGACATTGTTCCTGTAAATCCTATTTTCATAATTTTTATTTTATTTATTTTAAAAAACTTTCTGCTACATAAACTCCATGCGCTCCCGAAACTGTTATACCACGAGCTGATAAAGCATCTCCTACGAAATGTACGTTAGGATATTTTGTTAAACTAAGATCTTTATAATTTACTAATGGTTCTGGTGAAAGATATTTAACTTCCGGCATATAAATTCCCCAATCATCTTTAAGTGTAGGGAATACTTTTTTCATATCTTGAATAAAATCCCAAACATATTTAAAATAACCTTCCATTACAGGTTCAATAGTATGAGTTAATTCACCTAAACTAATTTGAGTTGCTGTTACATTATTACCTTCAGATGTAGTTGATGGTTTGCGAGATGGACTATAATACAAACCAGTATTGTAGGCCTGTAATTTAGAAACTACATTACGTGACCAAGCAAATGGATTGTCAATACCTTTAATTTCCATTAATATGCCAAAATTAGTCATTCCATTTAAATATTTAGGATCTTTTTTAGCATGTCCATTGTAACTTACATCACCATATGTTTCCTCTACAGCAACAAATGCTGCATTATTATTTGTACAAAATGAGCGCAATGAAACACCTTTATCGTCAAATTTTCTATATAACTTAAAGTCATATGAAATATCAATTAAATTTTGAAAGTGTTCTTGTGGTGCCTCAAATCGAACTCCAATTTGTACAG